GTTCAAGATGCTGTCACTGATGAATCAAGATGGTGTGACTGAGCATGGCAGGGTTTCACACCAAGAGCTTGCCAAGGCTATGAAGGGTATAGATGTATGGGCATACCCTACAATGTTCACGGAGATCAGCTGTATTACGGCGATGAAAGCGCAGCTGGCTGGTAATTACCCCGTGGTCAATGCAGTAGCTGCGCTAGATGAGACCGTGCAATTTGGTACGAAGTTACATCTTGATAACCTGTATGAGGATGAAGATCAGCAAAAGGCTTTCGCGGACGCAGTAGTAGCTGCCCTGGAGTTCGACAATGACCCTCACGACGGCCAGGAGTGGGTGAAAAGTATCTATAGTTGGGAGTCAATTGCTAAACAATGGATGGACGTATGCAGGGTAGTGCAAGAATAGACCTAGTTATTGGTGTAGCAATTGGTACCTTGATTGTACTGTTCGTCATCACTGTTCTATGAAGATATCCATTATCTGTAACCCCGTATTCAGTGGCTGGAGCCCGTTAGACATTAGGTTGGGCGGCACCGAGCGCTCGATTGTTGAGTGGGCGCAGGCTTGGTCAATAGAACACGAGGTAACGGTCTATAAGAATGGCCCCGAGTTAATACATGATGGTGTGACATATCTAGATAGGAACAAGTTTGTTACGGGAGACGTAACACTCAACGTTAAATCACCCGATTACCCGTATGGACACTACTTTACCAATGAAACTGACGCTTCACGGCTCGATCTGAGACCGTTTAAGAGTGTCATTTGGCCTTCACGGTGGGCTAAAGACCACATTCCAGTCAGCAATGACAACGTATGGGTGGTACCACATGGCTATGATCCAAAGACGTACTATCCCGATAAGAAGATACCTAAATCAGTCTTATACTCGAGTTCACCAGACAGGGGATTAGATACCCTACTTGATATTTGGCCGGATGTAGTAGCCATACACCCCGATGCTTACCTAGCTGTGACGTATGGAGCACCCGAACGGGATGTCCCAAACACACTATTCCTTGGCAACACCGATGAAGCGACGATGGCCGAGCTATATAGGTCTAGCGATGTCTGGTGTCACCCGTGCAATGGGGGAGAACTGTTTGGTATTGCTGCTGTCCAGGCTCAGGTTAGTGGCTGTGTACCCGTCTACTTTCCGACCATGGCATTAACAGAGACCGTCAAGGCTGGCATGAAGTCGACCCGCGACACCTTAACGAGTGATTTAATCGAAACGTTAGGTAATCCGAAGCGCAAGGCCAATATCCGCAAACAACTCCTTGACTGCACATTCCCAACGTGGCACGATACAGCTAAGACATTGATTGACGGGATACTCGAAATTGAACAGCGAATCTGAGGCCGCATTATGGAACCGACGATATACACTTGCGAGTGACCATCAACAGAAGTTATTTACCAAGTTCGCCGCTTGGTACGACATTGCTAATTCACGATACCCAGATGACCGAAAAGTAGCCCCGTGGCGTTCAAAGGTACTCTTTCCCACGCTTGGTAATAAGGCCTGGCAGCTGGCCTCTAAATTCATCGGTGTGAAACCGGCCTGGTCGGTGAAGGCTGGCCTACCCGCGTTCCCTGAAGACATGCCAGACGAGGAACAGCAGGCAATGCTCGAGGAACTACGCCGCAAACAGGACATGGCTCAGCTGAAGCTCCAGCGTGACTACGATAACAAAGATCTCGACGAGTCGATGCGCATGAAGCTCCTAGCGGTCATGATGGATGCTATTATCCCCGGAACCGGCTTGGCTAAAGTGCCCTGGACGCTCAAGAACAAGGTCAGATACGAGCGTATGACTGATGCATACGGTAATATCGATATGTCTCAAGAGAAGAAGATTGCTGAAACTAAGGGTTTCAATGATTTTATACCAGTAGACATATTCAATGTGTTCATCGCCCCCGGATCACACAATCTGTACGGTGCCAACTGGGTAATTATCCGCGAATACAAGACCCTAGCAGAGCTAGAGGATGCAAACGAGGCCAATGGCGGCAAATTCTACAAGAATCTAGACAAACTCAAAGAGGCAAAATCAAAAGCCGATGACCAGGCACAGTACCGAGCATCCCGCAACCGCCTCATGGCTAACCAGGACGCCATTGCTCATGATTCTACCGTCAACCAACTGGCAATATATGAGTGCTATGACCGGTCTAAGCGAACAATTGCATGGTACGCCGATACTGGTGGCGCTAAATCTAAGTGGCTGCTCTTGCGCAGTGAGAATAACGCCTACTGGCATGGTAAGTACCCACTCGTAGCCTTCTATATTAAGAAGCGACCGCATGAGTTCTGGGGTCTTGGGATATTCCAGACCAATGAACGTGTCGATGCTGCTAAAAATGACGTATTCAATCACTACATGGACAACGTTAACCTATCCATCGACAGCGGTATCATAGCCGAAGAGGGGTCGCTGATTAATGATTATGTGGTAGAACCAGGATTTGAGCTTACCTATAAGGCAGTCAAAAACAAGCCCGAACAATTCAAGTTTCCAGAACCCAATCCTGCACAACTAAATGTCATTAATACATTGTTAGATAGAGCTATCGAAGACGGTACCATCTCGCCCTATGCTGCTGGTACACCAAACTCCGCTACTGACACCACATCCGGTACGAAGGGTGGCATCCTAGCGCTACAATCCCAAGCTGATGACATCTTGTCTTTTGGTCGCTCTAACTTCCGTGACTCAATCGTCCAGCTTGGCCGCTTTTGGCTCAGTAATAACCAGCAGTTTATGGACGCCCCCGAGACGTTCGCCAAAGATACTGGTAAGGGTGAAGAAATCGCCACCATTAACCCAACTGATCTACAGGGCGACTTAGAACTTGAGGTAGATGAGGACTCACTCGAGGCTCAGTCAAAGGACAAGAAGAAGCAGGACGCTCTCGCCATGACATCTCAACTATTAGGACTCCAGAAGGCATCAGTTGAGCAGGCACAACTTGCCGGAACGAAGCCACTAATCATTGACTTTATGGCTCTCGCCGAAGATATGGCATCACAATTTGGTGTGACATCACTTGATAGGTTTACGATATCCGAACAAGAACTAGCAGAGATTCAACAACAATCAGCTATGCAACAGGCCGACATGATTAACCAGGCTGGGATACAACCACCACAGCCAGAAATGGGGATGGATGGAACAGAAGCGCCAGCAGCTCCTGAAGCAGCGGGACAAAGCCTCCCGGTTCAGGGATAAAGAGACCCAACGTGAAGCAATCATTGAGTATCACCAAGCAGCGATCAAAAGCTTGACTGACAATATCTTGAGTAACAAATATATTAATGACCACATTGGCTATGTATCAGATCTGGGAGCAGTCCAGGCTCATCAGGCATCCCTTGACGCATTTGAGGCTTCCGACAAAGCCTATGCTGATGCAACTAAGAAGCTTGAGGAATTAGATGCTTGACGAGGGTAAGGATACCAATAACAATATAAGTAGTCCCACTTATGAAGCAGGGGCTACTGGTCGAAAGATCGACAAGAGTTCTTTGAAACCAATTAACGACCCCACATGTGACCATGTTTGGGGTAATGACGATGACCGTATTGGGGACATGCAGGCGCAGCGCTGTAAGAAATGCCCCGTTGGTCGCTGGGTTAAAACTTGACCCTTGGGACAACCCCAGGGGTGAGGCTTTAGCTTCAGTAACATGAGGAACTACAAATGGAACAAGAGACGCAAGTCGAAACCAATGACGTAATCAATGACGAAGCAAATGTTACTGAGGAACCAGTAGAGTCACAGGAAGCACCTGTAGAGGCCGAAGCTCCCGTAGCTGAAGAGGCAGCCGCCGAACCAGTTGAAGAGCCAGAGCAACCAATCTACAAAGCTCCTGAGTTCCAGCCACCGCAGATTGACTTCTCAAAGCTACCAGCCGACGCAGACGGCAACGTTGATCCCAACGCTTTTGCTGCTGCCCTAGCTGATATGCAGAGCAAGACGCTGGAGCAAGCACGAGCAATCGCCCGTGAAGAATACGCCCAGGCTCGATATGAGAATGATCTGTGGAGCAAGGCCGAGAAGAAGTACCCTCAAATCGCTCAAAACCCTGAGTTACGACAGCTAGTACAGAACACTCGCTACGGACTCATCGCATCAGGCAAGAACGCTTCACCAGAACAGGCAGCCAGTCAGATATTTAAACATATTCAACAGGCAGGCCAAGCTGGAGCAGTTAACAGCAAGCAATCTGTTACCGTTCAACGAAGCGCTCAACTTGAGTCTAGCTCGGTTAGATCATCAACAACCTCTAATTCCGCCAAACTCGCAGAAGCTGCCGTATCAGGTGGCAAGCGCGAAGCTGAAGCCGCAAGGCTTGCACTGTTTGAAAAGTGGTACGACGAGGGCAAACTTTAACCCTAAGGAACAACTATCATGGCACAAGCCATTACCAATGATGACCCCGCAATCCGCGAATCGCTCTATGATGTCATCGCTAATATCGACCCCCAAGAAACACAACTGTTGAGTGGCCTTGGTCACGTATCGGCCGAAGCCGTCACCGACCAGTGGTTGAACGACACCCTCAAAACTCCAGGCGCTAATGCCCGGGTTGAAGGTGCTGACGCAACGTTCGCCGCTCGCACAAACCCAGGTCGTAGCAGTAACATCTGCCAGATTGTAGCTGTCGATGTTAACGTGAGTGCAACTGAAGACGCCGCTAACAAAGCCGGTATGAGTACTCGTTACGCCTATGAACTCGACAAAGCCAACAAAGAATGGGCGAACGACTTTGAATACGCTCTGATGCGTAGCACTATCGCCTCGACTTCTGGTTCTGCTGTACGTACAATGCGCGGCCTAAAGGCTTCCATCACCACCACCACCACCTCACAGTCTGGTGTATCGCTCTCAGAAGACACGTTTAACGCCTACCTCGGCAATGCCTGGGCTCAAGGTGGTAAACCTACTGAAGTGTACGTTGGTCGCGTTCTGAAGCGCCGTATCTCTGGCTTCACCGCCGGTAGTACGAAGAATACCGACACCACTGATCGCCGCTTGGTCAACGCTGTGGACGTGTACGATTCAGACTTCGGTCGGGTCAAACTCTTCTTGCACCGCTTCGTCACTGCTGACGCTGATGTGAACTACGACATCGTCGGTATTGAACCAGAGCGCTTCAAAGTAGCCATGCTCCGTGATCCAAAGCACGAGCCACTTGCCAAAACTGGTGATGGTAAAAAAGGTATGGTCGTTGGAGAAGGCACCCTCCGTGCATTGGCTGAAAAGTCAAGCTTCATCGGTCTGCGGCACCTGTAAGCCCGCTCATGAGCCCCTTCGGGGGTTCTAAGGAGGTTTCCAGATGATAACGAAAGAACGTAGGCTAGAAGAAATAGGGGCGATAATCAGGATGAGAAATAGTCCTGAGAAGCTTCAAGCTATCGCCGCGTTCTGGATGAGCGACCCTATTAATGGGTCTTTGAACCGGCGCACGATGATTGATATGAAGAAAGATGTAGATAGGTTACGGGAGACGACGCTCAACAAATACGGTGGATCGTCCGATGTCAACTCTGGTATAAGACATACCATATCAATGCCGGTGGCACTTAACGCCGCTATCAAGCTGTTTCTACCTGACTTCCTTGACGGGGAGGATAGTCGGTCTGACTTAATCATGGCTCGCAAGGCCTTCCCGCAGTTTTGCGTAGGGGAGAAGTACTAAATGAGCCAATCACGACCACCATTTAGCATTAGTGATGTCATGACAGATTTGAGCTACATGATGGGGGAGTCATCGGTGCCGACATCTGGTGTTGATGATCGCAAGGTCTATATCCAGCGCACGCTCGAGGAGACACATCGGTACGCCAATTGGGAATGGGCGAAGGTAACAGCGACTATTCCGCTCGCAAGTGGCGTGGCAACGCTACCAACACTCGTAGCTCTAAGTTCCCCCCTAGATGTACGGGTTAAGCAGGCAGGTACAGATCTTATATTTACAATGATTCCGTATGAAGAACAGGATAGCTACGGTGCTGGTGACTATCGCTACTGGTTAACGGGCAATGAAGGTGCATTGAAACTGAACTCAAACGACGCTGACGCTACATTAACCGTCAACTATCAACAGGTTCCGGCAGACTTGCTCAATGGTGAATCAACATACTTCCCTTCGTCTCTTACGCTCGCCAAGGGTGCCGTAAGATACTATCGCGCTGCTCGAGATCCTGAATATGACATGAGCCAGGATGACGCCCTATTCAAATCTGATCTAGATGACATTATGGCAATGCAAAACCGCAACAGGCCTGCACGTCGAATAAGAACCATTCAGAAGGTCTACGGTACGGGTACGGGAGACATCGGCTAATGGCACTGCGGATACCAAGCCGCCGCCGTTCACGTCGTCCTATGCCTCAGATACGGGTCATATCTCCTGGTAGTGGTCTCAACCTTTTGGTCTCAGATTCACACATCAAGGACGTCGAAGCATCTGACCTTAGTAACGTGGCCTACGTCGAGGATGGTGCTGTCACCAAGCGCGGCGGTCATACTGCGGTTGGTTCGGGTCTCACGACATCACCTCGAGGCCTAGGGGTGCTCTACACGCCTTCCATACGCCAGGTACTGACTGTTGACGATACTGAGTTGAAGCAACTCTCTAGCGGTACGTGGACAGCGATTAGCGGGGTTTCGTTCACTGCTGGACAAGATGTTAACTTCTGCCAGGTGCAAGACAGTATAGCCATCTGTAACAAAGATCAAGCGATAGCAAAGTACGACGGTTCTACTCTTACGAGACCAACTACCACTCCGAAAGCATCACTTTCGATCTATTACAACGGGTATCACATTGCCTCAGGGGTATCTGACAAGCCTGATCGTATCTACATATCGACTACTACTGACCCGTTTGACTTCACCAATGCCTCGGGAACGCTCTCAACCGCCCCTGAAGTACCTGGAGCAAGCGCATTCGCTGGTACTGGAGCCAACTTTATAGACGTAGGTTCTGGAGATGGTGACAAAATCACAGCTTTAGGAAAGTTTCAGGACATGCTCGTGATATTCAAAGAGCGCTCGATCTGGAAAATGACGTTTGATAGCTCCGGTACACCGGTTCTGGCTCCAATTACCAACACTATAGGTGCTGTAGCTCATAAATCTGTTGACAACGTTGAAAATGACATCTTCTACCTGTCACGCAATGGGTTTTATGTGCTCGGAAACGAACCAAATTACATCGTCATCCGCACAAACGAGTTATCGCAACGAGTTCACCCATTCATTGAGAATATTACAGCCTCAAATCTACCAAAGACGGCCTGTATCTACTCTAATTTCGTCTTTTATGCTTCAGTACCTTATGGTGGCACGGCCTATAACAACCGATTGCTCACGTACGACCGCCGCTACCTAGCTTGGGCTACGGGAACCGCTGTAGAGGCTAACGCCTGGTGTGAGTATGTGGACTCAGATAACGAAAAGCATCTCTACTACGCATCCGACAACGAATCTGAGGTATACGAGGTCACTACCTCCTACAACGACAACGGGGAAGCGATTGACGCCCACTGGGTATCCAAATCATTTGATGCTGGATCGTTTGAGGTGTATAAGCACTGGATTGACGTCACCTTACTGTTTAGATTGGTAAGCGGGACGGTTAATGTCTCAGTTATATCTGATACTGCCGAAACCATCGCTTCATCATCGATTACTTCACTCCAAGATCTGGTTGGTACGGTTGGTTATGATCTATTTGGTGACTACTTTGTAGGTGGTGACACGTCAACTACTACGGGTGCAGGGCCACAGACAAACAACGTACCGTATCGGCTTGATATAAATAGAGACTCTCGAACGGTTAAGATCAAAGTGTCCAATGCAGTCCTGAACGAGACGTTTACGCTACTCGGCTTCATCATTACGTACCGGCCATACAGCCACTACCAGTTCCCATCAGCCCAACGGCTGCCATCTATAGCTACAGCTGTTCCAACAACCGCAATCGTTACCGAGTCCGGTGACTATGTGATTATGGAATAATATGTATAATGAAACTAAGAATATGATAACGCCAATGACAGACTGCTTAAACAAGGTGTTATCATGGCCGGTACTAAGGTCTCTCAGCTAAACGAAGACTCGAATCCCACATCTGATGATTTAGTCCTAGCGGTCGATAATGCCACTGGACAGTCCAAGAAAGTCTCGATGGGTAATATCGTTGAGAAGGGTGGAGCTGGCGTACTCGCCGCCAAAGCATCAATTACCTATGTAGACGCTCAGGACGCAGCGATTGTTGCTACAAAAGGCCAACCAGATGGTATTGCCCCACTCGGTACTGACGCCAAGCTTAACGCTATCTACCTACCCGACAACTGGCCGACAATCACATCTCAGTACATGGGTGTTAACGCAGCTGGTGGTGAGTTCGGCTCAGTATTCCCCGGGACCTATGACACTGATTATCACTACAACAGTCTGGCCTCATACACGTATCTTGCCTCTCGCGGCCACAAACTAGTACGTGTACCGTTTCGCTGGGAGCGCATACAGCACACGCTCGGTGGAGTCCTTGATACTTCTGAGCTAACTAGGTTACAACAAGCTACCGCCCAGGCTAACGCAGCAGGACTTAGGGTTATCCTTGATCTACACAACTACGCCCGCTATAACGATGGTACTGATCTGATACTTGGTTCTGACGACCTAACTCAGGCTCATTTGGTAGACGTATGGACAAAGCTCAGTACTGCCTTTAAGACCGGTTATGATGTCGGCTACAGTATTATGAACGAGCCTCACGATATGCCTGGGGTAAGGGGTACATTCGCAGGAACGGCCATGTATGGCTGGCCGAGTTCGACAATGAGCTGGACTGGCGACGGCACACTGAGTCAGACTGGTGGAAAACTACGCAATACGATTACCGTATCAGGTGGTGGTTATAAGACCTACCGCTATGATGATGCTGCTCAACGCACTAACTTCGTAGCCGACAAGGCTACAATTGAGTTTGAATGCACAATACCCACTGGTACAACAGGGAACTGGAAGGCTAAAGCGTGGGCTCAAGACAGTGCGTTTGCCGATATTGCTGAGTCAAATACCATCATTATAAGGTCTGACACTGATGAGTTAACCACATATCTCGTACCAAATGTCATGTGTACAGTGCGAACAACATTTGCAGCGGCAATACCGTCAGATGGTGAGGGTTTTGGTATCCAAATTGAGGCCAGTTCACCGCCAGACCAAACCCTAGTTGTAGATGTTGATAACTACACAATCGGTACGGTTACAGGAGCAGTCACTGGCGCTGAGCAGTGGGAGACTATTTCGACAGCGGTCTACACGGCTATTCGCAACAATACTGACGCTAACGATGTGTATGTCTGTCTGTACGGCTGGGCCCACGCAGTTGATGATCATGATAGCTGGTGGTTGCCGGGTGCTATCCCTGAACTGCATCTGTACTTTGATGATGACAAAAGCGGTATTTATGCTAGTTCGTACTCAACAGAGAACTCAAACGCTGTAGGACAGGGATTTGCCAGTGTTACTGCTCGGTCATTAGATAGGTTAAGCGATCTAACAACTTGGCTTGGTACAAATAAGGGCTTTATTGGTGAGATTGGCTGGCCGAATACTACCGACTGGAACGCTGTTGGTAATGCCGTCTATGCCGCCGCATACGCAGCTGATCTAGACGTGACGTATTGGGCTGCTAGTGAATGGCTCGATACCGGATACCCACTTGTCCCATACCACACAAATAGTGGCAGTACTCTATCGACTGCGACGGCCATTGCTGACGTTATTGAAGATTATCCATCTAAGGTACAGAACCTCCGCAGCTATATTGACAGTTTAGACGGAAATAGTGCGACAATTACCATTGGTAAGACCGGCTCTGGTGCCAACTTTGAGTGCGATGGTACTGACGACCAAGTGCAATTCCAAGCGGCTATGGATCTGGCCGTGGCTGGGACCGACGCCGCACCCGCGATTATCACAGTCATCGGATATAACAAGGCATGGCAGTACTCATTTAGTGACGCAGTAGTGCTCAAACCAGTATCCGGTGGCAATGCAGTCCATATCTACATGTCTAATGCAGTTATTAAAAATGCTGACGGATACTCAGGTGAGAAGTTTATATCTCAGAATTTTTATAACGAGATTAACTCAAACTACAATTCATACTCGACCCTCGGCGGCTTCTACCTCCACGGCGGTATCTTAGAGGGTAACTCCGAACATGGCACGATCCATACATTCACTTATGCCAACTTTGCCGCTTTTCCCGGTACCGGTGTAACGGGAAACATCTACGTCGACCGCGAGACTGACACGGGTTACATGTGGAACGGATCAGCCTACTACTACGCTGGAGATGGTACGTCTGCGTACGGCACTGGTATTAAGAACAACGGTAAGCACTGGCGAGCCTACGCCCACCACCAGATCAAGATATACGGCTTCCATTATGTGATTGAAGATACCGAGATCTACGACTCATTGGAGTTCTCGCTTTACTCAGAGCAAACAAATACCGACACCGAAGTGTTCAACGACTACGCCACCATGGAAACGGTCTTACGGCACATAAGTATCGTCGGTTACAATCTTGGTGCTATTAACTGGCTCGGACCGCATGACTCTACCTGGTATGACGTCGGTCCACATACGAACCAGTACTCAGTTGGTACGGTCTTATACAACGTCTACATCAGCGCTGGCGCTAACTACAACGGTGGCGGTCTGGTAGTTCACAACTTCCACCCGTGGGGCAATACAGCTACCTACGGCGCGAACGTGGTACTTGACCATGCTTCAATCCGGGGTGACGCCTACATCGAGGGGTCGACTAACGGCGTCGGACTACGGGCTAAGAGTTCCACATTTTCACTTGATCTTGTATCCACCAATACAGCGATTGGCGTCGAACTGACCGACTGTTACAACGTCTCATTACAGATTGACAATTACTACCAGTTCGTCACGATGCAAAAGCTAGTCAAGATTCTCGGCAATCTGCGTAACTCCCAGATCTACATTAAGAATATTGACGACAACAACCTTTCAGGTTCGCCGCAGGTGTTTGATATTGCAAGCGCTGGGGACATTAAGTACTGCCTGTTCTGGGCGCGTATACCGTACTTGAGCCCAGAAGTAGCCATTGGCCTCGATGTCGGGGACTTAGACGAAACCAACGAACTGGACATTATCAAGTTCGGTAGTCCATCTTGGAACACCCGCACGATTCGTCAGATCCCCATGGGCGGCGACTATGCCCGCATGACCAATGATGGCTGGGCGAACATGAAGTTTGAGCCTCAGACGCTCCACGGTACGCCTTGGGCGGACTGGCTCGAATATGACGGTACTGATGTGTACATGACTACTCATGCCGGTACAAGGTATAAATTGAACGCTCTTGATTATAGTGGATCATCAGTAGACGGGGGTAGCGCATAATGGCTCGTAAAGCATTAATTCAAACAAGACGAGATACGGCTGCTAACTGGACATCGGTTAACCCCGTACTAGCAGCAGGTGAACCAGGTCTAGAGACTGATACTGGCAAGGTTAAGTATGGTGACGGTACAACTGCGTGGGTGTCGCTGAGCTACTTTGGTGGGGTTATAAGTGATGCTGAGCTAACAGCTCTTGCAGGTACTACGAGTGCCGCGAATAAGCTCCCATACTTCACGGGGAGCGGTACCGCTACGACCACCGATCTGACAGCTTTTGCGCGCACGATACTTGATGATGCTGACGCGGCTACGGTCAGGGCGACACTAGATGCAGCTCAAGACAGTTTAGCGCTCCATAAAGCTACCGCCGAGACTATTACGGGGGCTAAGTCGTTTAATATAAACACTCTGTTAGATAAAGGAAGCATCGTATACAACGTACTTGCCTATGCCGCTGGTGCAACTATCAATGATGGTGTCACCGATGCAACTTCTGCAATCTTATCGGCAGTGCAGGCATGTGGTGCCGCTGGCGGGGGAACAGTATACATACCCGCCGGAACCTATCGCATTGCTACAAATACCGCCGTACCGATCCAATATACGAACGTGAGAATACAGGGTGCTGGCCGCGGTGTTACAACCATGTTAGCCGACTTTGACGGCTTGGCCGTTGGTGCCAACATTGGCATATTCACTTTTGCCCTGACCACGAGCGGTGATATAGACAATTGCCAAGTGGCTGATATGTCATTCAACCTTAACAACAAGAACGCTGGCGCGGTGTTCTTCGGCTCGGCATCAAACGGCAATACTGGGTATGCCGATGGATACCTATTAGAAAATGTCGAGATTTACAATCGGTGTGCTGACTCATCTGGTTCATTCGGTGCCGTTACTTACAAAGCTAACTATGGTGGGTATTACACAGGTGGTATTCGTAGGCCAATAATCCGCAATGTAGAGATTAGAGATGGCAACGCGACCAGTGATGCGCTGCCAAATGGTACATCTATCCTGTTCCTTGTTAACGGCGAGAATATGATTGACGCTCCACTAATTGACGGCTTGTATGCACATGATACTTATGGCATGACTATCGCTAAGGTTACGGGCACTAGCTCGGTCGTCACGGGTACGCGGGCAATCCGTACTATGACTATTGACCGTGCCGTATTCGTCAATTCCCCAGGCTCAAATCCTCGCTCTAGCACTGCCGCCGCTGCTTCGATCTATGACTCACGCGAGGGATTTGACGGTATTAAGCTGACAAACTGCCACTTTGAGGGTGGGTTTAGCTCGCACGACACATACTGTTTTATGGTATATCAGTCTAAGAACTTTGTTGTTAGCAACACTACTTTCAAAGATATACGCTCAGTTGTTGCACCAGGTCATTCATATCCGCTTGGATCTGAAAGCGTTGGCTGGACATTTAATAATAATACCGTGTGGCACTCGTATGAGTTCGGTGATTCTGATGGTCACTATGCGGGTGAGTACAACAACAACGTACTTGTAAATATTGAATCCGGTGCAGTCTTAGGCGGTTACGGCCGGCAGTACCCGCGCTCGATGTCTGGAAACCTGTTTTATAACTGCTGTACGGCTCCACATGCCGGGGTAGGTGAAATTGGCTACGGCATATTCATGATTGAACAGGGTGGCAACACTGTTGAAAACAACGTGATTTACAACGACTACGCACAGGACGCCCCCGCCGCCCCAACAGTCGCCATTAACGCTACGGCTGGAAACTTGAACGGCGCATATCTGTATCGAATCACACTGGTGTCTGACTTAGGCGAGACGGACGGCGGAACTATATCGGCATCAGTATCGCCAGCAAACCAACAGGTTAATCTATCGGGCATACCTGTTGGGCTACGAGGCACAAAGGCACGCAAGATCTACCGCACGGCTGCCGGTGGCGCTGCTGGAACCACGAAATATGTGGCAACGATTACCGATAACACAACTACGACATATACTGACAATCTAGCCGACGGGTCGTTAGGTGCCGCTTGTCCAACGACGAACCAGCTCGTCAACAACATGAAATATGTATTTTGTGAGATTATTCCAACTGGCACAGATCATCACCCCAATATCTACCGCAATAACACCATCTACGGTGCTGGTGCAAACACTCGTACATTCCTAATAGATGACGGTGTTCGCCACATTATTCAGGGAAACATGGGTCTGACGGAATCAACAATCATCAACTCATACCACAATTCAGTATCGTCAACGAGTTCGCTTGCTACGACAGATATAGTCGGCGGTAATAGGACTCTAGCAGGCGTCTATGTTGCGCCTGAAATACATATCGCTGACAAAATAGGGCTCGGCGGTAACACTGCACCTAACAGTGATGTTGCTATCGGCTCTGTCGATCTTGGCACATTCAACGGTATTGGAATAGGCAAAACAGCCGCAACTGACTTTCGATTAGGGCAAAGCTCAACACGCAACGTCATATTAGGGTGGAAGTACAACGCTACCGCTGCTAGCGCGTATGCGACCCTTGAGACCTATGGCAACAGTAACTTGTTAGCGATACAAACGACTGGTGGGAGCCTCGCAATCGGGAGAACTACAGCCAATAACACAATATCAATTGGTACGGTAGATCTCGGATCATTTAAGGGCATCGGCATGGGTTATGCCGAAAGCCATTCAATTCGGTTCGGGCAGGACTCAACCCACAACCTGATCATCGGGTGGAACTATAACGCAACTGCCAATAATGCATACGTAAATTTCGAAACCTACGGTGGCACTAACGCCATCTGTCTCCAAACCGCTGGGGGGAACATCGGCATCGGGACTACCTCAACGATAGCCACCATGACATTCGGTGAGGGCAAGAACATCGCTTTTGGTACCACCACAGGTACAAAGATTGGTACAGCCACTAGTCAAAAACTCGGTTTCTTTAACGCTACGCCGGTTGTGCAACCAAGCGCCTACACCACATCGAATGTCACCACTGATCGCACATATGACGCTAACGCCACCACACTAGACGAGGTCGCTGACGTACTCGGCACCCTCATATCAGATCTAAAGTCACTAGGATTAATAGGATAAGGAACCAATCATGACACCACAAGACGCCCTACAACTTATAGACCAGGCTACGTCCATGCTGCAACTAAACCGCGCAGACCACGCACGTATCCAAGAAGCTTTAAGAATATTAGCGGCCGCAATTAGTCCTAAGGAGCTAAAACCATGACAAAGTTTGGTAGCCTCAGTTCAGACGCAGAAATTGAGGTAACGTTGCCGACATTCACTATTAACACACCAGGACTCACGCCTGTATCAGACGGCTCACAATCGAAGTTCCTACGTGCAGATGGCTCCTGGGCTACCCCTCCGGCAGGTAGCGACCCGTGGACATATACAAGCCTTCCCAGCAATAGCACGGTTAGTACAACGGCCTACGCCAACGTCACGGGCATGTCATTCATTGCAGCAGCCAACACCAAGTACCTCGTGAAGCTCATCGGGGCGTATCAGACAGCCGCTACCACGACAGGTATCGGACTAGCACTAGATATTCCGAGCGGGTCAGTTATTGGCACAGTACACACGAATACCTCAGCCACCGCCCTGGGGGGGCTAGAACAAATCGCAGACGGCACCACCACAGGAGCCACCACGGGGGTACGGGCTATCAACACCAATACACCCATCATTGCAGAATGGGTTGTAGTAATCGGGGTAACGGGTGGGACGGTTCAGCTCATGCAACGCTCAGAGATAGCCGCCAGTAACACAGTATTGCAAGCTGCCCTCACGGTCATGGGGTACCGCGCGGTTTGATTTGGCTAACGGGTAGATTTAATATGATAACTAAGGAGTAATAAAATGGGTTTCAGACAGAAAATCGGTGATGGGGTAGCCTGGTTAGGAGGCGCACTTGGTCTACCCGAAATGAATTTGTCAGAAAAGGTATCGGGTGGTGGTAATCCTAACGCCATTCAGAATATTTACCCTGGTATGAGTGCGCAGCAAGGATTGGATATGGTTAAATCTGGTGCTTATGCGAAGTCTCAAGGCATTGCTACTCCAGGGGTACTTGGTGCATCAACGGTTAATACTCCCGCCATCAGTAATACTCCCGATACATCAGGTATAAGTGCCGAGACTCGCGCTCGTATTGCTCAACTCCAGGGTTTATATGACCAACTATACGGTCAGGTGGGTACACTCGCTCAAGACAAGCGCTCACAGGTCGATAGTCAATACAATACAGCTCTATCGGACTTGAATAAGTCCTATGAGACATCATCTACCGCCCTACCAGCTGCTTATGCAGGACGGGGACTTGCTAAGTCGTCATATCTAGAGAACGCTCAGAACACCGCCAAAACTGATTTTGAGAACTCACTCACGTCTATGAACACATCACGCGACCAGAATCTAGCATCAATTGGTCAGTGGTTGAACTCCGCTCGCACTGGTTATTTGTCAGATAAATCAAACGTTGGCAAGATGGATCTAAAAGGTCTTGACTATAACGGTCTTGTTAGTCTCAGAAGCCAACTAGATAGTCAAATTGCTTCACTCAACACCCAGCGTGCCGGTATGGGTACGACAGCTAATAACGTGGCTTCACTCAACAGTATTGCTCCAATCACTCAGACCGGATCACAGTCACTGGCCTCACAACTCCAGGCCTTAGCTCAGTCATCTGCCCCTGGACTTACTAAAGATGCTATCGCAAATGGATTAATCAACGCCTTTGCGAAGGATACGAAGGATAAATCATACTGGTCAGAACAGTATAGGACAATGGCGAAGGCCTAAGATATGAATCCGCTGTCATGGTTTAGCGGGCTGTTCTCACGGAATAAGAAACAAGAGCAACCCAAGCAACAGACGCCTAGGATCAACGCGGCGGCTCTTCAACAGGCCTTATCGAACCTCAGTAATACACGTTTAGTAGGAGCTGAGCAGTTATTTGGTAAAAAGAATATCACAGTCGGTAGTGTTGCTCGAGCTACCCCGGTACTTGGACAGGCTATCAAGTTTGGTCAGAACTCGGCCGGTAAAAACGTTGGTGACTTCACAAAGGGCATTGCTAGCGCTGGACTAGAAGGGGCTCAGTATGTTGCCCCAGAAGTAAAAGTATTCAAGGGCGCGGGAGCTGGTATAAAACTAGCAAATAAGTTTGTCGGCCAGGCACTTCCGAGTGCTGGGCTGTCGTTGGCTTCTAGCACCGTGAACCGCACAAATCCACAAGACGCGCTGAGGCAGGCTGCTGGCATCGGACTAGCTAGTGGGGCATTCAACGCTGCGCCTACAGCCATCGGTGGAGCTTTCAAGGGTCTACGATCTGCCACACCGTACCTGCGCAATGAGGCTGGTTTCATCAACCCCGGAGCGTCTGTAGCGAAGTTCAAGCCCTCTAAGAGTGGAAACATCGAGGAAGTAGTAGCTCAGGTACAAGATCTAAAAGCTCAGATTGCTGGCAAACAACAGATGTACCAGAACGCTAAACGTAGTATCGAGTTGTCTAAGTCCACTCCACAACAGAAGCTGGCACAACTTCGACAGGTTGACGACCAGGCCGGTAAGGAAGTATCGGCTCTCCAAAAAGAACTCGGGGGCTGGCAGGAACATATGTACTCACTTGGACAGAAGGTACAGGGTCAACCACTGACGGCACCATCTATGCCAACGGCTCCACAGCAGCCATCATTTATGAATCGTATGCTTGATTCCCTACGCAATGAGCGGGGGAGTGTCCCGCTGGACGTCAAGAACGCTTTTACTGAGCCCAAGAAAGCTAAACTACCCATTAAGACCCGTGGGCTAGTTGAGAGCGTTAAATCGTCTCCAGAGGTCTCACAGGCCGTACAAGAGGCCGTCAAGGGAACCTATAAACCCAAAGCTAATGCCAAGCTCATAGACAACGCCGCAAAACTCGTTGGCGATATGAAAGCCGGATCTGAGAAAGTCATCACATCGCTCGATAAGAAACTTGGTAGCCTCACTGACCAGGAAGTTGCAAACGCTATTACAGTAGCTAAGGTTCACGATGGTTCGGGAGACTACCGTGCAGCAGCCGACATCTATGACCGCTTAGCAGAACACTTAACCGAAGCTGGTCGTCAGGTACAAGCTGCATCACTCCTATCGAAACAGACACCAGAGGGGGTACTGTACTCAGCCATTAAGACATTGAAGCGTGCGGGGGTGGAGTTAGACGAAGCGGGTAAACAACGCCTAGCTGAAGCCGTTGATCTATTCAAACAGGCACCAGTCGAAGCTAAGAAGGACGCGTTTGCTAATGTCGTCAAGACCGTTCAGGAACTAACACCACAGTCAGCAGTGTCGAACCTCATATCAGTATGGAAAGCTGGCCTGTTGTCTGGTACCAAGACTCAGGGAGGTAACTTCCTGTCTAACGCTACATTTGGGGCACTCAAGAAGATATCGGATGTACCCGCCTCGATTGTGGATATTGCAATGTCACTAGCCACAGGTAAACGCTCAAAATCCTTTACCCTCAAGGGTATTACGAGCGGTACCGCACAAGGAGTTAAGAGCGGTCTTAAGACGCTCAGGACTGGATCTGATCCTCGCGACATTACCCAGATTGGCAAATATGAGATACCAGCCGAGATTAACTTCAAAAATCCCATAGTGCAGAAGATTGTCGGCACACCTGCAAACCTAGTATTCCGTGGAATGAAAGCAGCTGACCAACCGTCCTACTTCGCCACCCTCAACAACAACCTTGCCGACTTAGCCAAGGTGGAAGCTAAGAATCAGGGCATTAAAGGGGCAGAGGCGCGGCAGTTCGTGACCGATGCTATCAAAAACCCAGATGAAGCAATGCTCCAAACGGCAACTGATGCAGCAAATAAGGCCGTACTAGGGTTTGACACATTTGCATCCAAGGCGGTGAGTGGGTTCAAGCAGGGTATCGAGCACTCCGGCTTCACTGATACTGGTAAGGCGGTTGCACGGGGCGCAGTTGATATCATTGCACCGTTTACCCGTGTACCAAGTGCCTTTATATCGAGAGTTATTGACTACACACCCGTAGGTATTATTAAGACAATCGGTTCTCAGGTCGCCAAAAAGGAGTTCAACCAACGCCAACTAGCTGAGGCTATCGGTGAAGCGACGACTGGATCAGCACTGGTATACCTCGGTTCACAATTAGCCCAAAGTGGTAAACTATCTGGTGACTACCCAACAGACGCTAAGACTCAAGCTATTTGGAAAGCTGAAGGTATCACGCCAAATTCGGTCAAGATAGACGGCCAGTGGATCAATCTCAACTATCTCGGTCCAATTGGATTACTTTTTGGGGCTGGTAAAAACATCGTGGACGCTGGGACTACAGGAGACCGTAACCAGGCCGCCGCAGCTGTAGCCGGTCTTGGTAAGGGTCTGCTCGGTCAATCGTTCCTACAGGGCTTCAGTGGCTTCTCAGACGCTATCAAAGACCCACAGCGCAACCTCCAGAGCTTCATCAACTCCCAAGCTGGATCAATTGTGCCGTCAGCCGTGAATGATATCGGGAACCTATCAGACACCATGCAACGACAGGTTAATAGTCCAGGCGAGGCCGTAAAAGCTCGTATACCAGGGTTAAGACAAGACCTTATCCCCAAGATTGACGCTTTTGGTAATGATCTGTTACAGGCTTCAGGTAGCACCGATGCTGCCATTAACCCACTTAAACCATCTGATGCTAAGACATCTGAGCTACTAAATGAACTTGATAGGCTCAATGCAGATGGAGAGAAAGTATTCCCAACAGTCAAGAAGGTAATAGGACAAGGCAGTACTGCCACAAGATTAACACCAGCTCAACAGAGAGAACGACAGCAGTATGTCGGTACAAACTTGCAGGCGCTATGGACTGAGATTATTAAAGACCCGAGTTATAGTACTTTATCAGTAGACGAGCAAAAGAAGGTACTATCTAACGCACTAAGCGACGTAAACTCAGCCGCTGATCGAACGATGTTTGCAAAATATGATCCTGAGAAGCTTACAAAGCCTGCTAATACTAAGGTTGGGCTCGTGCTTGTTGGTAAAGCAACCGGCAGTGACTATTTAACCATAAAAACTGCTACGAAGAAAATAAAGGTTGCTAAGGCTAAAACAATAAAGGCCAAGGCGGCCAAGAGTCAGAAGATAAAGTTTGGCTCGACAAGGATGACCAAATCACCATCAGTACGCGCCATAAAACTGGCTAAATCTAAGAAACCACGTGTAGCAAGACTTGCTAAAGCTGGATCAACAAGTAAACTTAAAGTAGAGGCATAATTATGGCTGAACCAACAACCACAGAAGACCTATCAGTACAAAACTTTTTCTCGACGAGCCTATCTAGCTCTATTACGGCGAGCGACACCGTTATTCCCTTGAACGCCGTGCCGGAGGGTTCAGAGGGATTTTTAGTTCTTGATTTAAGTAACTCTAGCCGTGAAGTTATTTACTACACATCAAAATCAAGCTCATCTGTAACCTGCCCTGATGCTGCTACGGGTAGAGGATTAGGCGGCACTACCGCAACTTCTCACTCGAGCGGTGCTACTGTTAAGCAAACGGTAGTATCTGAATACATTACTGAGATACTAAACGGAAACGCCCTTGGTACCGGTGCAGTGAAAGGACGCAGTCTTTCTACAACATCAGTAAAACTTGCCAGTGGCACCGCCATAACATCAACTCAGTCTGGTATTACTTCTGAAACCGATATTACAAACGCTACAGTCACGGTGACAGTTCCTGATGGTGGGCGGAGTGTCAACCTGCATTTTCACGCCTCAGACCTACAGGCATCTGCCGGTGGTCAACGTATCCATGTCCGGTTTAAGGAGAGCACCACCACGATCGGAGCAGTCTATCGGTATCTGGCATCAACCACAGGTGGGGGAGGTGATATTTTCTGCCGCGTACCGTCACCAACTGCCGGTTCACACACTTACAAGGTATCATTAGAGAGAGATTCGGGAGCAGGTACAGTTGGAGTATACGGTGCAGCAACGGAACCATCATACTTAGATGCGTATTTAACGTAAAGATGGGAAATACATCACAGTAATGGCGGCGGAGGATATACCCACGAATACTCAGTTAAATATCTTACTCATTCGTATTGAAGGTAAACTCGATACCACTATTTCAACCGTTAGTCGGATAGAGCAGAGTCAGAACGCACACGAGGCTCGTATACGGGCGCTAGAGGACACACACACCCAAGTTAACCCCGTACACGTAGCAGAGCGTCTAGCGGTCGTCGAAGCCTGGAAAGACGGCCAATCAACGACGCTACGGGTACTAATCGGGGTATGGAGTGTTGTGGTTCTGGCAGTTAGTTTCTTCTTTGACCACTTACTTGGCAGGATAATTAAATAGGCGCATCATATACTCATGAGATATTACATATCTATGATGAATCGATCATACTTTGATTTGATAGGCGATACCGTTGCACCCGAGGCTGGGAAATCATTGTTTGGTATCTTAAAAATTTTTTGGGGTACATCATTGAGCAGTCCGATACACAATGCAAAGTCAAAATCGTTAGAGTTACGGTTGAATACCCACCAGCCTGATGAGAACTTCACTGGTCGGCCACGCTTCATCTTCCGCCTATATAACTCACAGATTTTCAGGTCTATCCGCTCACCATTCCACCAAAAATCAAATGGCGTATTGAGCGCTAACGATGGTCTAACAGCCCCATATCTGTTAATGAACCACTCTTCCCAAAGCACACCTTTCTGTGGTCTACCAAAATATATACTCTCATTAGGTGGATTATTCCTGAGTCTCCAAGCTATCTTAATACAGGTAGGTGAACAATATTTTGGACGAGTTGTTGGTTTGCTGCACTGCAGACATAACATAGTAGACACTTTCTTAATGTATGGAGCATAACACAGGTTCGACATTATGACTATTAATCCTGCAATACTTCGCGCCAACTACCTTGGCAAAGCTATCAACGTAGACTACTCAGATGGCAAACCGTTTCCAACCAATCAGCCATACCAGTGCTACGACCTAGTGAGTAAATACTCAAAGGATAATGGCTGGGGAGAAATCATTACGGGCAACGGGTATGCCGAGGGCGTGTACCGCCTATTCAAATCACCTATGGAGAAATACTATGATCATTTGGCCTATACTTGGAACACTGAATTTCAAATAGGCGATATCGTAGTATGGAAAGCTAATGTACCAGGTATAACTGGTGTAGCAGGACACATAGCGATAGCCATACAGCCCGGTATCGCCCTGCGAGTGCTCGAACAGAATAATCCGAAGCCATATGTAACTGAATCCAATCGCCCAACAGGAGGGGTAGCTGGTATACTAAGGCCAAAAGCATTAATAGGAGATCCAGCCATGACAATTACCGATAAACCGGCCAGCTATGAGTTTGCAGCAAGAGCATCGACAGAGTTGATGTTTCGAACAACACCTATGAGCACTGATGAATTTAATAAGTTCCACAAGGGGAAGGGGGAAATTCAAATAACTTACGAATTTGCTTGGAGTGGTGAGGCCGCAACGAAGCGCGCAGCTCTCAAGACACAAGCCGCTAGTTTCGACCCGCTCAAAAACAATCTAAAATCATTCTTAGGTATTTAAACAAGGAATTACACAATGGAATTTAACCTACCCTACAAAGTCCGAGCCGTACTGTACGCATTAACCGCCGTGGGTTCGCCCCTGGTTGCTTATCTGTCAGCCCGTGGCGTGATTGGTAGTCTCGAAGTTAGCCTATGGGCTGCCGAAGTTACCGTCGTGTCGGTTCTGGCCGCTTTCAATGTCACCAAACCCACAGTATAATGGCACTGTGAGTTCTGTGTGATAAGGAATTAGCCCCGGTTGACATTCGGCCGGGGTTCTTCTATCTTGAGAGTATTAGAAATAACGTACCTTGGTCCTCACAACTATATAGATCGTGTTCTCACAACACACTGAAACACCCCCACCACCGGGGGTGTTGTTTTGCTACCTATCCCCGCCCCCTAGCGAAAGTTAGGGGGTTAAACATGTTAGAATACTGGTATATGTTAGCTAAACCAACCAAGTTATCTAAAGCAAAGTTGCGAACTAAGGCAGACCGTTTAGCAAGCCAGTTCTACCGCACCAAAACACCGTACTGTGAGCTACAGGGACTTGATAGCATCTCATGTGGCGGTAATATTCAATGGTGCCATGTATATAGTCGTAGTCATCTGCATATAAGGTATGAGAGCTTTAATAACCTCATATTATGCCAGGGGCATCACCGTTTTTATACAACTAATCCAATTGAATGGGTCAGAACATTAGAGAAGCATTACCCAGAACGCCTAGCCCTTGCAGAACAGAACCGCTACAAGATACATGACAAGATTGATTACGATTATTGGATAGATCTATTTACTGTACAGTCTAACTGACAATGCCCCATTTGTTAGCCCTCGTCATTGGGGGCTAACGTTGGTTTGGTTGGGGTGGCATAGTTCCACCGGCCTCTATTCCCCTTGCTAAATGTTATTTCACAGTCTTGTTTTTTATCACGGTGCATAGCTCGGTGGCGCGCAATACCAAGCGGGTGGAAGTATCGACTACACGTATGGCAGTAACATCCACTCACACCTCACTCCCTGGCTTAGCGTGGAAAGTGCCGTTACAGCCGCCATTATCCTCGTCATTGGTCATGAGACACCACCCGCATACTATAGGCCCGAACTTGACCATCTTCATTGGTCGGATTGCTTCAGGTAACATAGGATAAAACAACTCATCATTTGGGTCGTGGTATTCGGGCAAGGCCGCATTGTGAGCGCGTATATCGGCACGACGTTTCTCGCGTTCGGCAAGCTCGGCCTCACGCCATTCTTTGAACTCAGTGGTTAGCATTTGCTCACTCACACCTCACCCCCTGGCTTGAGGCCGGTACCGTGGAACGAACGCCAGCAAGGGTATTGGTTGCCGTCTTCATCGTAGAAGGAGCCATCAATGCAACCACCTGGGCACGCCTCCGTGTTTTTGGTGGGGGCTGGAGTGAACCTCTCAAAAGGAATGAGCGCACCCCCTTGTTGATGACGTAAAAAAGTTCCATCTTCCAGCTCTAGGACTAGACCAGTGGAATAATAACCAACAACCTCCTGTGGTCGTTCGTTATTATCGGAAAACCATATCTGTTTAACTCGTTTCACTTCTAATTCTCCGTCTTAGTTACTATATCGGCCGGGGTGCCTATCGGGTGACCACGTATTCGGCGCTGTTGATGGGCCGGTACCTAGTTCGCTAGGTTGTATATCGGCTGGTTTTAATCCCCTCGATTTCGAGGGTTTTAAACCTTTCGATTTCGAGAGGTTTAGACTATCGGCTGGGGTGGGGGTGGCATGGAGCGCTGG